GTGTTGGTTTTAATGAAGGAGGCAAACCACCTAAAATGAATAGAAGAATGTTTATGAAAATAATGGCTGGAATAATGTCATTACCTGTTATAGGTAAAATGGGTAAAGTTGCAAAACCTACAGCTAAAGCTTTAGTAAATGAAATGAAAAATGCTCCTCCACATTTTAAAGGTTTAATAAATAAAATTATGACACTTGGAAAAATAGTAGAACCAAAATATCTGTCGGATGATGTAAAAAGAAATTATATTAATTATCAATACAAGAACTATGATATGTTAGTGAATAAATCAGACGGCAGAGTAGAAATTACAAAACCAGAATTTGTGGGAACAGAATATGGTGATGCAATAATGTCTGAAGAGTATATGTCATATAATCCAAAGTCACCAAAATTTAATAAAAAAGGTGAAAAAATCCCTGATGAATATGAAGAGGAATATGATGAATATACAACTTATGCCGATAATTATGGTGAGATGTCAAATGTTGAAGAAGGTGTTACATCAAACACTATAGATGATGGAACTTTTACAGGAGACGAACTAGCAGAAGAATTAGCAGAACAGATAGAAAAGATCAGTAAAAAATAATGTATTCAAAAGGTAAAAAATCAGGGCCACCCCCAAAGTCAGGGCCTACACCGCAGGGCTTGAATATTTCTTATAATACTGTTAGAACAGTCAAACAATCTGGAGAAAAAATAAATGGCAGATATAGACAAAGCTCTTCCAAACGTAGAGCAACAAATTAACGTACCTTCTGATGTTGAAATTGCTGAAGCTGAAGCACAAGAACAAGAAGAATTAGAAGAACAGGGACAACCTGTAGAAATTACAGAAAACGAAGATGGATCAGTAGATATAAACTACGATCCTGCAATTGCTTCTGTTGCAGGTACAGAAAACCATTACGATAATTTAGCTGAACATTTACCAGATGATGTATTAGGAAGATTATCTTCCGATTTATTTCAAAATTATCAAGATTATAAAAATTCTAGAAAGGAGTGGGAAAACTCTTACAAAACAGGTTTAGATCTGTTAGGATTCAAATATGAAAACAGGACGGAACCATTCTCGGGTGCTTCGGGTGCCACTCATCCGGTGCTTGCTGAAGCTGTTACTCAGTTTCAGGCGTTGGCATATAAAGAGTTACTCCCAGCTGATGGACCAGTCCGAACACAAATCTTAGGAATCCCTACTCCAGAAAAAACACAACAAGCAAATCGTGTTAAAGATTTCATGAACTATCAGTTGATGGATCAAATGAAAGAATACGAACCTGAGTTTGATCAGATGTTATTCTATTTACCACTTGCAGGATCTTCTTTTAAAAAAGTTTATTATGATGAAGTTTTACAAAGAGCAGTATCTAAATTTGTACCTGCTGATGATTTAATTGTTCCGTATACAGCTACCTCATTAGATGATGCGGAAGCAATTATTCATAAAATAAAAATTTCAGAAAACGAATTAAGAAAACAACAAGTTGCAGGTTTCTATAGAGATATAGAATTAAAACCAGGTCAACTAAATGAAGATGAAGTTCAAAGAAAAGAAAATGAATTAGAAGGTAGAACTAAAGGAAAAGAAGAAGATGTATTTAATTTATTAGAGTGTCATGTTAATTTAGATTTAGAAGGTTTTGAGGATATTAATCCTGAAGATGGTGAGCCGACTGGAATTAAACTTCCATACATTGTAACGATAGAAGAAAACTCTAGAGAAGTTTTATCGATTAAAAGAAACTATGAAGTTGATGATCCTAAAAAATCAAAAGTACAATACTTCGTTCATTTCAAATTTTTACCAGGACTAGGTTTTTATGGTTTTGGTTTAATACACATGATTGGCGGTTTATCAAGAACTGCTACATCTGCTTTACGACAACTATTAGATGCAGGAACATTATCAAATTTACCTGCAGGATTTAAACAAAGAGGAATAAGAATTAGAGACGATGCACAAGCAATACAACCCGGTGAATTCAGAGATGTAGACGCTCCAGGAGGAAACATTAGAGATTCATTTATGATGTTACCTTTTAAAGAGCCTTCTCAAACCTTATTACAACTTATGGGAGTCGTGGTAAATGCAGGGCAAAGATTCGCTTCCATAGCGGACCTGCAAATAGGAGACGGGAATCAACAAGCAGCTGTGGGCACGACTGTAGCATTGCTTGAAAGGGGTAGTAGAACAATGTCTGCTATTCACAAAAGAATTTATGCAGCTCTTAAAAATGAATTTAAATTATTAGCAAGAGTTTTTAAACTTTATCTACCGCAAGAATACCCATACGATGTAGTGGGTGGTCAAAGAATGATTAAACAACAAGACTTTGATGATCGTGTAGATATCCTGCCAGTTGCAGACCCTAATATTTTTTCACAAACACAGCGTATTTCCCTTGCGCAAACAGAGTTGCAGCTGGCAACCTCTAATCCAACTATTCATAATCAATATGCAGTTTACAGAAACATGTATGAAGCATTAGGTGTAAAAGATATTGATCAAATTTTAATTCGACCACAACCACCCCAACCAAAGGACCCTGCGTTAGAACATATTGATGCTCTCGCAGGGAAACCGTTCCAAGCGTTTCCTGGTCAAGACCACAGAGCACACATGACTGCTCATTTAAATTTTATGGCAACAAATATAGCAAGAAACAATCCTGCAATAATGGCGTCATTAGAAAAAAATATTTTTGAACACATTTCATTAATGGCTCAAGAACAAGTTGAAGTAGAGTTTAGAGATGAGTTACAACAACTACAACAAATGCAAATGATGATGCAACAGAATCCACAAATGGCTCAACAGATGCAGATGCAAGTTAGAATGCTATCTGAAAAGATAGAATCTAGAAAAGCTGTACTTATTGCAGAGATGATGGAAGAATTTATGAAGGAAGAAAAAGAAATTACTTCACAATTTGATAATGATCCTATTGCAAAATTAAGAGCAAGAGAGTTAGACCTTAGAGCACAAGAAAATTATCGTAAAGAACAAGAATCTAAGGAAAGAATCAACCTTGATAAAATGAAATCAATGATGAATCAGATGAATCAAGAAGAAAAATTAGAACAAAATGAAGATTTAGCTAATTTAAGAGCTGATACATCCATCACAAAAACAATTTTACAACATGAACTTAAAAATAAGGATGGAATGTAATGAAAAAAGGACAAAAAAAGATTGCAAAAGTCATGAGAGAGTTCAAAAAAGGTGAACTTCCAATTGGAAAAAGTAAAAAGAAAGTAAAAAGTCGTAAACAAGCGATTGCAATCGCACTTTCTGAAGCTGGAATGAGTAAAAAGAAGAGATAATTATGTTTCCTTGGTCTTTAATAGGTACTGCACTTAAAACTGGCGCTGAAATTTACAAAAATAAGAAAAAATCTGAGATCATTATGTCAGAAGCACGAATTGTGCATGCTGAAAAGATGAAACGAGGAGAAATTGAGTACAGTGGACAGATTGCACAGAATCAAAAAGGGGACTGGAAAGACGAATTTGTACTTTTAGTATTGTCGAGCCCTTTGGCGGTCTTAGCGTACGCAGTTTTTGCTGAAGACAAAGATATTGAAGCCAAACTAGACTTGTATTTTGACAAATTAAGTGCTATGCCTTGGTGGATAACTGGACTTTGGGTTTCTGTCGTTGCGGCGATATATGGAATCAAAGCAACAGACATTATCAAAACTAATGGAGGAAAAAATAATGGCAAATAAAAGATTTAACAAACAAGTGCCCGGTTTTGGATTCATAAAAGGCAAACCTGAAAAAGGAACAGAAGCTGTAAAAGGTAATGTATCTGCTCAGGAAAAGAAAAACATTGCTTTTTCAAAATCTAGAAAAATAAAAAACACAGCGAGTTAATTATGGAAAAAAATAAAAAAGGTAAGTACCCTTCAAAAGGTATGAACGCTTTAGCAAAGAAAAGACCTGATGTAGCTAAAAAAATTATGGGTTACAAAGAAGGTGGAAGAGCAAAGATGATGGATGGTGGAGTTGTTAATCATGCTCAACTAACTGGATTCGGTGCAGTTAGACCTGAAGTTAAAAAATTTGGTAAGTAGTCATGGCTAAACTTTGTGCAAAAGGTAAAGCTGCTGCAAAAAGAAAATTCAAAGTATATCCATCTGCATA